TGTTGCTTTGACAAGCAGGATTAGCTGAATGACAAATTGCTCACCGCGATTTCGCCGACATAATCGCCAGCGTTACCAAAACTCGAGGCGGTGTTTGTCAATTCGATGTAGCCGTATCGTGTCATAAAGCTCACGACCGGTTCAAACGTGGTGGGATCCAGCACAACGCCTGAGCTCATCAGGGGGATGTAGGGGCAGTAGAACGCCGGGGCGTCTGCTTCCGAACTTCCCTTGTAGCCAACCAGCACAGGGGTGGTGTCAGCAGCGTAGCTGTCAACAAACACGCGCATGCTGCCGTTCAGGGTACCCACAAACTTGGTGTTGGTAGGAGCCTCAAACGTGCCTTCGGTGGTGCGAGCAAAAGCCGAAGTAGTAGCTGATTGCAGCACAGTGAGTGCAGCCGAGCTAACAACAGCATAGTTACCAGCGCCACGACGTGTGCGTTGAGCGATCAGGTTTGCCACGCGATTGATCAGCACTGCTAGAGCAGCGTGTTCGTCACCCACGAACGTAGCAGTACCGCTAACGGTAGCTTGGTTGTAAGTGAACTCAGTTGCTGCCAGGCTGCGCAGGCTCAGCAGGATCTCTTGGTCAATTTCAGCCGTAATTTCTTGGGCCAAAGCTGCCATGATTTCTGCTTCAACGTCGATGCCGTGCATAGCTTGTGCATCTTGAGCCGATTCAAACGTCCAACGAGCCTGCAGTTTACGGGTCTTAGCTTCAACCGCTTGCTTCAGGATCTGAACGCTGATTTGCTTACCGCCAGTACCTTCCATAGTAGCAGTGTTGCCGCCAGTATAGTTAGCAGTGCTGTCAGTATCTTTGGGCACAGTTGAGTATGCCACAGCGATTGTGAACGGGCTCAGTGCTTCTTGACCTGCGGTAACGCTGGTTGCAGCGGCCGAAGTATCAGTCAAGCTCTGTGCGTAACGTACACGCAGAGTGTGGATTTGACCCACGGGACCGGTCATGGGCTGTACACCAACCAGCTCATTAGCGATAACAGTAGGCATCACACGTCGGATCACCGGCAGAATCACGCGATTCAGCGTAGCGATGTTACCCGCAGCGGTTGAACCGCTTGAGGCATTTTCTTTCAGGTAGCGTCGGGTGTTTTCAAGAATCACCTTCATGCTATTGCGTCGAGTACCTTGGAGTCCTTCCAACAGGGCCTCTTTGGTTTCTTCCCAACGGCTTTCAAGTAGTTGCTCTGACATTTCTGTCTCTCCTTTGTTATTACAGCCCTGCCAGACGCTTGAGTTCGATCACGTTGTTGTCTGTGTCTTGCTCCGGCGACTCCGGCAATTTTTTATCACCAGTCACAGCAGTGACTGATTCAGTCACGACCTTGCGAGTCGCAGCCGAACGATCTTCCAGCACTGCTGGTAGATACTTTTCAAAAGCGTTTTTCAACCTTGCGGTCTGGACGCTTTCCAACAAACCACGCATAACCGTTGCCTTTTCCTGATTCAGGGGAGCCAGGAGTTCGGTCATGAGTTGATTACGCTCATTGTTTTCACGGATCATACGCAGTTCATTATTCTTACGCTCAATCATGGTACGAGCGCGTTCACTGAGTTCGATAGCTTCACGCAGTTTTTGATCTTTGTCAGTTACCAGCTGGCTCAAGCGACGTACCTCAGCATTTTCATTGAGGTGTGTGGCGCCAAATTCTGCTGCGTAGGCTTCAAAAATCCTGCGTCCAAAATTGTTCTCGCGAGCAATTCGGATATCTTCCTGCAGTTGTGTAAGTTCTGCCTTGAGATGTTTGCTAACAGCCTGGCTCATGCGAGCTGCGCTTTCTTTGACAAAGCGAGTCTTGAGAGCTTCCAGTTTGCCGCGTGCTTCCCGGACCAAACGCACTTTGGTTTCCACCACGTCGCGCTTGTCTTGTGCAAACTCTGTGATCTCGCGAGCCAATGCACCCACAATGAAGCTTTCCAGTTTGGCTAGACCTTCGTTATGAGTTTTGCGATCCCGGCGCAGTTCAGTGATTTCTTCAGCCAATTTCTTGGTGAGGAAACCATTAAACTTAGTTGCCGATTCCTGCATTTTACGCTGGAATTTCACGCGATCTTCGGCCAAGGATTGCTTCTCAGCAGCCACGGCTTGGATCTCGGCTTGGAGACCTTCTGTTACCATACGATCTAGGGCTTCCACCATCACGGTCTTGTCATGCTCATAGCGTTGTGCAAATTCCTCGCGGAGTTCTGCACGTACTTGTTCACGGGTCTCATTCAGCTTGGTTTCCCAGGCCTCATTAATTTCCTTGCCCATTTCTTCTGTGATCAAGTTGCTGTCAAGCAATGGTTTCAGTTGCTCAAACATGCTTGGTTTCTCCTTAGATTTTGAGATCCCGGATCAGGCGTTTGACTTCCTGAGCCAGATATCTCTGTACCTTGTCGCCTTCACCAGCATCACGAGCCATTTCAATCAGCTTGTGACCATTACGCATATTCATCAAGCCTTCATAGATGGCCTGAGGATAAGCATTAGGGGCGCTGGGTTGTGCAACCACATCTATCGTAACTATTTCAAAGTCACTGACGTGTCCTGTGCGGTCATCAACATTGCCGCTACCGCGGCTGCTGACACCTAGTTTCACACCTGAAGTGAGCAAAGTCTTGACCAGCTCACCCATAGGGGTAGGCAGGATGCGCAGTTTGCCGCAACCGGCATGCCCATCCATCCACATTTCCTCCACGCTATGGCACACACGATCAATGTTGATCTTGAGATCGTCTGGGTGATCTACCTCACCCAGCACAGAGTGCCCGTTGTGGATCTGTTCGTTAATAGTTT